AAAAATTATTTAAATATTCTAAAAAAAATAAAACAAATGATGAAAGAAAACGACTGGGTTTGGAGTGGTGATAGTTCAGAGATGTTAGATGATGATACTGGACTATATCATAAAACCTGTTCATTTGAGAAAGAGAGGATGATAGAAAATGGCTAGAGTCGGTTTTAAGATAGCAAAATATAATTTACATGATAAGGAAGCAGGTAAACTTAAAGCATTAACTGGTAATAGTGTACCTGTATTTGAAAAAGTGATAGACGAAAAATTTAGTCCAAATTATGCGAATGCAGAATTATATGCAAATGATGGTTTAGCAGAACATGATGATTCATTTATTGATGGAGCATTAAACATTACTATAGCAGATGATGAAGATAAATTCGTTGCAACAATATTTGGTCAAACTATAACTACTGAAGGTGAAGTAACATCAAATGAAAATGATATTGCACCAGAATTAAGTTATGGTCACATAGTTCCTAAAATGTATAATGGCTCAAAGAAATATAAAGTTGAATTTTTTCCTAGAGTAAGATTTACAAAAATAACTAGTGATAATAAAACAAAAGGTCAAAGTATTGAATTTAATACTTCTTCACTTGAGGGAAAAGTAATGAGACTTGAGAAAGCCTTTAATGGTTTAAAAGAAGGAGACTGGGAAAAACATCAAACATTTGATACATTTTCTGCTGCAACTACTTATTTAGATGGTTTATTATCACCATCAGCATAGGAGGGAAAAATGATTCATGTAAAAGTAATTAGTATGTTTAAAGATAAAGATACTAAAGAATTGTATAAAGTTGATAAAGAATTAACTGTATCTAAGGATAGATATAAAGAAATAAAAGATTATGTTAAAGTAATCGATAATAACAAAAAAGAAAATCAAAATAAGGCAGAAGATTAATATCAATTTTCTGCCTTTATTTTTTTAGGAGGAATATAAAATGAAAGATAAAATGGTTCACTTCGTAACTGAAAATAGATCTTATCCATTGTGTTTTAATTTGAATGTTATGGAAGAAATACAAGATCAATATGGTTCTATATCTGCCTGGGGAGAAAAAGTGTCTAGCAACAAATCAGAGCCAAATATAAAAGATTTGAAAAATGGTCTTATGATCATGATTAATGAAGGAATTGAAATTGAAAATGAAATAGAAGGAAACAATACTCCATTACTTAATTCAAAGCAAGTAGGAAGAATAATTTCAGAAATTGGTTTTGATGAAATACTAAAAAAAGTTATGGAAACTGCTAAGAATTCAACTAATACTGGTGAAAACCAAAAAAACATGTAATCCACGAGAACTATGATGATGAGATAGATTTCTCGTGGTTTTATTTTGTAGGTCATACCTTACTACTTTACTCTGATAAAGAAATAGGTAGAATGACATTTTATAAATTTTTTAAATTATACAAACAATATAAAAATCATTACGATTTTAAATTAAGTAAAACAACTTATCGTGAATTGGAAGAAATAAACAGTCATGATGGTGAATTTTTACCTGATTAGAAGGGAGGTAAAAACAAATGGCAAAAGGAAGTTCTTTTGGAGGAACAGTCAAACTTAATGGTGAAGATGAATACAAAAAGGCTTTAAGAGATATTACTAGCAATTTAAAATTAGTCTCAAGTGAGTTAAAACTAACAAACACTGAATTTTCAAATGGAGACAAAAATATAAAGCAAGCAAAAACTTCTTATGATTCTATGAAGAATACATTACAATCACAAAAAGATAAAGTCAAAGAGTTAAAAGAAGCTCTTAGCAAAATGGAAAAAGAATATGGTAGCAATAATGAAACAGTTAGACTATTTAAAACACAACTAAATAATGCAGAAAATCAATTAAAGCAAATGGAAGATGCCACCGATAAAAGCAATAAAGAACTCAAAGAAATGAAAAAAGGTTTTGAAGATGCAGGAGATGGAGCATTAAAATTTAGCGATGTACTTAAAGCAAATGTTTTGGGTGATGTAATTGTTGGAGGACTAAAAAAAATTGGTAGTGCAACATTAGAAATTGGAAAAGCTTTTTTAGATGTTGGTAAACAAGCATTAGATAGTTATGCTAATTATGAACAGTTAGTAGGTGGTGTAGAGACACTATTTAAAGATAGTGCAAATATTGTTGAGGACTATGCCAATAATGCATATAAAAATGCTGGTTTATCCGCAAATGATTACATGGAGACAGTAACATCGTTTTCGGCGAGTTTATTACAGAGTTTAAATAATGATACTGCCAAAAGTGCGGAGGTTGCAGATATGGCAATTACTGATATGTCTGATAATGCCAATAAAATGGGGACAGATATGTCTATGATACAAAATGCTTATCAAGGGTTCGCAAAACAAAACTATACAATGTTAGATAACTTGAAATTAGGTTATGGTGGAACAAAATCAGAAATGGAAAGGTTGTTAGCAGATGCTGAAAAAATAAGTGGTATAAAATATGATATTTCAAGTTTTGCTGACATAACACAAGCAATACATGTAATGCAAGAGGAAATGGGAATAACAGGAACAACTGCAAAAGAAGCAGGAACCACTATAGAAGGATCAGTAAAATCGATGAAAAGTGCTTGGCAAAATCTTTTAACAGATCTTGCAAATGGTGGTAAAAACATGGGTTCGCTAATTGAAAATCTTATGACCACGATATTTGGTGATGGAACAGAGACTAATTTGGGTGTATTTGGGAATGTTTTACCAGTAATTCAAAATATAGTATCAAGTTTTGCTGATGTTATTCCAAATATTGTAGATAAATTAATGGAGCATTTGCCATATTTATTAGATGCTGCATCAGAAATAATAATGTCGTTGGTTTATGGAATTACAGAAAATATTCCTGCATTAATGCCTGTAATAAGTGATTTAGTTGGAAATATTTTACAATATATCATCGAAAGTTTACCGATTATTATTAATTCTGGTGTTCAAATAATATTAGCATTAGTACAGGGTATATCTGAAAGTTTACCAACTTTGATACCCGCACTTGTTGATGCGGTGCTTTTAATAGTTGATACTTTAATTAATAACATCGATATGCTTGTTGATGCTGCACTTATATTAATTATATCTTTGGCACAAGGATTAATTGATGCTTTACCTAAATTAGTTGAAAGAATACCAGAAATAATTGATAAATTAGTTGTTACACTAACTAATCCTCAAATGATGGAAAAAATTATAACAACAGCAGGATTATTAATAGGAGCTTTAGCAAGAGGACTTATAAAAGCAATTCCTCAGTTGATAAGTAGTGTTCCAAAACTACTTTCATCAATAGTACAAGGATTGAAAAATGGTTTTGTTATGATGGCTGAATCTGGAAAAAATCTAGTACAAGGCTTATGGGCTGGTCTTACTAATAATCTTGATTGGATCAAAAATAAAATTAAAGGTTGGGTTGGAAATGTTACTGGTTTTATAAAAAAATTATTTGGTATTAATTCACCATCTAGATTGTTTAGAGATGAAATAGGAACAAATCTAGCACTTGGAATTGGCGAGGGATTTAGTGACACAATGGATGATGTAACACAAGAAATGGTTAATGCAATTCCTACAGAATTTGATACAACAATAAATTCAAAAATTGGTAGCAATAGTTATCAAAATGTTGCAAGTTCAAGTTCATTTGATAATATGGTAGTTGCTTTTAAAACTGCTTTAAAAGATGTCAAAGTTATAATGGATGAAAAAGAAATGGGAACATTTGTTACAAATGCTGTGGAAGAGGTGGTATATTCATGAGTAATAGTATAATTTTTAAAGGTATTAGTAGTAATACTATATCTGGATTATTAATTAGTGAATTACCACCTATTACTAAGCCTAAAATGAGAATAAAAGAAACAATTATCGATGGTGTTGATGGTTCTTTATTAGAAGATTTGGGATATGAATCATATTCTAAAAAACTAAATATAGGTTTAACACGAAATTTTGATATAGATAAAATTATTGAATATTTTAATGGCGAAGGAAATGTAACATTTAGTAATGAATCTGATAAATACTATAAAGCAAAAATAGTTGATTCTATTGATTTTAATAGATTGATAAGATTTAGAAAGGCTGATGTTAATTTTATAGTTCAACCATATAAATATAAAATAAATGAATCTAAAGTAGATGTAACTATAGCTAATCAAAGTGAAATAAAAGTTACAAATGTAGGCTTGGAGGTATCCAAACCTATTATTACTTTATATGGTAGTGGTGAATTACATTTTTATTTAAATACAGTAGAAATTTTTAAATATACTTTTGATACAGATGGACAAGTAGTTATCAATAGTGAAAAGGAAGATGCTTATTTAAATGGTGTATTAAAAAATAGACAAATGTTAGGCGAATTTCCACTTTTAAAAAGTGGTGAAAATACAATTACTTGGACTGGAACATTAACAAGAATAATAATTGATCCAAAAAGTAGGTGGTTATAATGATAAGGGTATATGATTCTAGTGAAAAATTATTTAATAATAATGGAATTAAAATATTACATCCTTTATCTGCGATTGTTTTTAAGGAGGACAATGGTGATTATTATATTGAAGTAGAAGATTCTATTGAAAAAGTTGATTATTATCAAGCAAGTATGATAATCAATTGTCCTACACCTTTTCCAGAGGGAAATCAATCTTTTAGAATAGTAAAAATTGAAAAAACTAATACAAGAATAAAAGTTAAGGCTAATCATGTTTATTTTGATACTGATAATTACATGATCGACGATAAATATATAGTCGATAAAGATTGTAATTATGCACTAAATTATCTTAACAAAAATTGTGATGTTGAAACACCATTTACAACTAATTCAGATGTTACTAGTACTAATTCTTATAGATGTGTTAGGAAACTATTAAGTGAAGCAATTACTACATTGATTGATCGATGGGGAGGTCATTTAGTAAGAGATAATTTCAATATAAGTATAAAACAAAATATTGGTGTTGACAGAGGAGTGGTTGTAAAATACAGAAAAAATATTACTAGTATAAAGGCAGAAGAAGTATGGGACAATGTTGTCACAAAAATTATGCCAGTTGGTAAAAATGGTCTATTACTTCCAGAAAAATATTTAGAAGTTAAAGATAAATTGTATGATATTCCTTTTTCAAAAATTGTAAAAATAGATCAAGATCTAGAACAAGAAAAAAATGAATCTGATGAAGATTTTACAGAAAGATTGATTGTAAATTTAAGATTAAAAGCCAAAAGTTATTTAGAAGAAAATAAGTATCCGAAGGTAAATTATAATTTATCTGCTAACTTGGACAATATAACTGATGTAGGAGATATAATCTATGTTGACCATCCTAAATTAAATATAAAAATGACAACAAATGTCATTTCGGTAAAGTGGGATGTAATTAGTAAGAAATACAAAAATATCGAATTTGGTAATTTCAGAAACAAATTAAAAGACTTATTAAAAAATATGAATACTATCGCCAATGAAATTTCCAAAGATAATTCAAACGAAACAAAATCATTTTTAGAAAAAGAACTTATAGATGCCACTAATAAAATATGGGGTACTTTAGGAAATTCCTTTGTAATTTATGAGGGCGATAAAATATTAATTGTAGATAAATTACCAAAAGAAAAAGCAAAAAATGTTATTTTAATGAATAATGGTGGTATTGGTTTCAGCAATACTGGTATCAATGGTACATTTGCAACTGCTTGGACTATTGATGGTGGATTTAATGCTAACTTTATTACTTCTGGAAAAATAGATACTTCATTAATTGAAGGATATGATAATTTGACTTTGTCAGTAAATAAATTAGTTGATGTCACTAGAACTTTAACTGCTAATAATTATATCGAGATTACTGATGCTGCCAAAGGAAGTATTATTTCTTTTTCTATAAAAGGTGATCTATCATTATTCTTTTTATCAAATCAAACTTTTTTGGGAAGTAATACATTTTTTAAGAGTTCTAATTTAGTGGTAGAAGATATAAATGGTAATAAGAATAAAATTAAGACAAATATAGGCAAATTAAATACTTTAAATGGTGTTTATGATGAGTTTGTGACTGATGATACAGGCTCTTATATAATTAGGCGAATTGGAGTTAATAATGATTTATCTTTATATACTTTAGATAATGAAGTTATAGAGGATTTATTGTTAGTAAATATTGAATTAAATGAAGGCTACAATAAAATCTATATGGAATCTTTTTCTAATCTGATTTATACTATAACTTATGCCAAAAAAAATGATTATACTGATATATTTACCAGAAGAGTAGAAATGAATGCTTTAATTAATGTTAATAATGAAAATATAGATTTAAAATTGGAAAAGAAAACAGATAAAGATAAAATTATTGCACAAATAAATATGAGTACAGAAAAAAATGAAGATGGTTCGTTAATTCAAATAGAAAGTGATAGATTAAATCTAAAGAATAAAAAGTTTAACTTATTATCTGATCAGATTGAAATAGAAAGTCCTAATTTTTCAGTAACAAAAGAAGGTAATATAGCATCAAAGAGTGGGGAGATTGGCGGATTCGTAATAGATGAAAATAAACTTTATGGAATCCATAAAAAAAATGTAATTCCTTTTACAGAAGATGATGTAACAAAAATAAGAAATTATTTGATGGGAAATATTACATTGACTGATGAAGAAATAGAATATTTAGATTATGATAAGGATGGTAAGGTAACATCTCGGGATTATATATTAATAAATAATTTAGTTAAAAACTCTAATAATGAATATACAATAGAATTTAATAGCAAATATATAGATAAACTTTTGAATGTACAAGATGAAAATGGTCAAATTATTTCTCGTATAGGAACAGAAGGTGCAATATTTAATAGTTTAAAGACAAACGGTGATTTTTATTTTGCAAATCAAAATAATAGTAATTATCGTTTCTTTTCTTCTTGTAATGATACTGCCGATTTTGTTTCATTGCAATTTGATGCGGCAAAAACGGGAGCTTTTCAAATATATTCAGTTGATGAAAATAGTGTATCATTAAAAACAAGTTTATATCAGAATGGTACCATAGATTGCGTTTTACTAAATCAAACATCTTTAGAAAGTAGTAAGAAAAATTTTGAAAAGTTCACAAATGCAATTGAAGAAATAATGGCAACTGATATTTATCAATATAATTTAAAATCAGAATCTGATGATCATAAAAAGCATTTAGGATTTGTTATTGGTGATAAGTATAATTACTCACATTTAATTACTTCAGTAGATAAGGATGGAAAAGAAATAGGTGTTGACAATTATTCAATGACAGCATTATGCTTACAGGCTATTAAAGAGCAACAACTTATTATTGAAAAATTAGAATCAAAAATAAAAGAAATGGAGGTAAAAAAATGGAAACAATAGTAAAGAAAGAGTTTAAAGATCTACCTGATGAGACAACACCATTTGAATCTGAATGGATTAATGGTTTTCAAGATAAAATTATAGCGAATTTCAGTGAAATTTCTGAATCTTTAACGTCAATAAACACAACTTTGCAAGCAATTAATACTAAACTAGATAAAACATTAACCTATACTATTGTAACAGATAGTAATTCTTCAAATTAAAAAAAAGAAAGGATGATATAAAATGAAAAAAATTAACAACAAGTTTACGAGGGGGGGGGTTGCATTATTTAGCAATTCTTCCAAAAGAAAGGAGGGAAGTATTTAATTTAGAAAATACTTCTACTTCTTTCTATTCAACGATAGGTGGCTATTATGAATAGGGCTGTTCAATTATATGATAAAGATGGGAATGCTGTCTATCCTAGACCATATTATAGAATTGGCGACTTTTTAGAAAGCACTAATCCGAATAATCCAGGTGATGATGGCTATGTTGGAACTTGGGAACTTTATGGTAAAGGTAGAGTAACTGTGTGTATAGATCCGAACGATACTTATTTCAATACTATAGGTAAAATGGTTGGAGAAAAAGAACACACATTAACTGTTGATGAAATGCCTAGTCATAATCACAGTATAAAATGTGCTGAGAATGACACAGGTTTTGGTGGTAATTATTTAACTGCTGGTAAAAAGGGTAATTATACTACTTCTGAAAATCCTATCAATAATACTGGAGAAGGAAATGCACATAATAATATTCCCCCATCAATAGTTGTTTATCGTTGGAGAAGAATAGCATAATAAATAAATAATGCTATTTATATGAATAAACAAAAAATAGATTTAGAAAATAATAAAATATTAAGAAGTGACAATATTTGCCACAAAAATCAATCATTAAAAGATTATTTAGATAAGGGAACTGTATATTCTAACGAAGAACAAAAAATTGGTAAGTGGATAGATAATAAACCTATTTATCAAAAAGTAGTTCAATTTGAAATTGGTGACAATAGCAATAAATTTGTTCCTTACAATATTTCTAATGTTGATAATATATGGATAGATGAAAGTGCTTCATATATAATGGGCGATTCAGAGACATTACCAATCAATTGGTACTATGCAACTTCGGATTGGTGTAGAGTTTGGGCTAACAAAAATAGTGGTGAAATTAGATTTAGATCTCCAAGTACACTTGGAGCAAGAAATTGTTATGTTTGTTTAAGATATACAAAGACAACAGACTAAATCAAGTCGTTTGTAAGAAGTAGAAAAAATAGATTAAATACAAAAATAATGCAAAACAAAACAATAGTTAATTTAGATAATAATTTAATATTAGGTGCAGATAATATGGAAAAAAATATTATTACATTAACATTGTCTGCGGATCAAAGTATTAAAAATTCAGATGAAACAATAGTTGCCTTTAATAAATATTCTAAAAAAGGTTTAAAACTTGAATTTGATAGTTCTAATCATTCTATAAAAATTGGTGATGATATTTCAAGAATAAAAATAAATATGAATGCTTTTGCAAAGAATGCAACAACAGATTGGCTTTGGTTTAAGATTTTTAAAAATGGCGTAAAAACTGATTTTACAAGTATGGTTGGAAGAATAGGTGCTTGGAGTTCTACAAGTATTAGTCCATGTATTTTAGATGTTGAAAAAGGTGATTACATACAATTAATAGTTCAATATGGAACTGCTAATCCCGAACATTATATAAGATATGATGGTACTAATTTGACAGTAGAAGCAGTTTAGAAAGGAATAATATGGAAAAAGAAGAATTAGAAAGATTAGTAGAGACAGAGCAGAGAAGTAAATCTAATACAAAAAGATTAGATAAGTTGGAATTGAAAGTTGATGATATTCATAATCTTGCTTTATCTGTTCAGGCAATAGCTACAGAGATGAAAGCAATGCGAGAAGATATGACAAATATAGACAATCGAGTATTGGCAATTGAGGCTAAGCCTAGCAAGAAATTAGATTCTGTTTGGGGAATCGTAGTATCGGCTTTAATAGGTGGCATTATAGCATTTATATTTGTAAAATTAGGAATGAAGTAGGAGGTGATTTAGATGGATATTACAACAATTATGACTTTAGTAACAATTTTGGTTACTTATGTGTGTGGTTTAATTGCTAAAAAGCATCCTAAATTTAACAATAAATTAATACCAGTGCAAAACTTATTAATAGGTATAATAGTAGCAATTATCAATTACATAATGACCAAAGATTTTAATGCTTCGATTATGGTAGCAGGTTTGCTTACTGGTGGAGCATATGATCTTGGAAAAAATATAAATGATTTGTTAAAGAAAGAAGGTAATTAGTATGGAAGAAATTAAAATTACAGAAGAAATGGAATTGGAATTAAGTAATGGTAAGGGAGATGAAGTAGATGAGTAAGTCAAGTCTAACACAAAAAGTAGTACCTGCTGATGAAGGTAACTATACTAAAGGGAGAAGCGGTAGAAACATTGAGGCAATAACCATTCATCATATGGCTGGAAGATTAACTGCAGAACAGTGTGGAAGAATATTTCAAAAAAAAGGCAGATATGGTAGTTCTCACTATGGTGTAGGTTATGATGGCAGTATTGCTAATTATGTTGATGAAGAAGATACCGCTTGGACAAACTCTAATTGGGATAGCAATTGTAAATCAATAACTATCGAAATATCAGACAATGATAATTCATGGTATGTTAACGACATCACTCTAAATGCTGTTATTAAATTGGTTGCAGATATTGCTAAGAGAAGAGGACTAAGAACATTAGTACCAGGGAAGAACTTAACTTGGCATTCAATGTTTACCTCTACAGATTGTCCAGGTGACTACTTAAGAAGTAAAATGCAGTATATTGCAGATGAAGCAAATAAGATTAATAATGAAAGTACATCAAATGAAGTCAATGTTTATTATATGGCTAGAACTAAAAAGCATGGCTGGTTAAAAGAAGTTAAAAATCTAGAGGATTATGCTGGTTACGAGAATAGTCCTATAACTGGTCTTGCCATTAAAGTAGATAAAGGCTCTGTTAGATATAGAGTACACATAAAAGAAATTAAAGATAATAATGGAAATATAATAGTTAAAGGAAGATGGCTTCCTTATGTTACTGATTATAACATAAAAGATAAGATAAATGGCTATGCTGGTAATGGCAATATAATCGATTGTGTAGAAGTTTACTATTATACTCCTAAAAATATTAGACCATACAAAAAAGCTAAATATAAAGTAAATAATTATCCTTATCAATATGATAATGAAAAAACCAAAGGGCAAGATGGTTATGCTGGTGTATATGGAGTAACTGCTACAAAATTTCAGATTATTATAGAATAAAATAAAAGAGGAATTTGACTAATGGTCTTTTTCCTCTTTTTTTAATTTTCCTCTTTTTAGATAATCGAATGCTATTCTAACAAAATCAGATCCAGATAAATTGTGCTTTTTGAGCTCTCTATCAAGATTTTCTTTTTCTTCTTTTTTTAACTCTACTTTGAATTGTTTATAATTTTCTTTTTTCCAATCTTTGATGTATTCTTTTTGATTAAAATCACTCATTTTATCCCTCCTAATATTATTTTACTACATTTAGTACTAAAAATCAAGAAAAAGTATTGACATATAGTACTAAATGTGATATAATTAATATGTAAGATAAAGAAAGAATCTTACAGAAAGGAGAAGTAATGAACAATATAAAGAAAAAGCCAATTCGTAATTTAACTTTAGCTGAGTGTTACGAATTAGCAAATCAAGGCTATATCTTTATTAAATATAAAAATATAGTTATTGTAGGAAAGGAGTAAAATCCTTTTCCTACTAAAATTATATAATAGTTCGTTACAAATGTCAAATGAAAAAGATAATTAAAGGGGTAAAATTGGTTATAGCAATTTATAAAAATTCAAGTGATAAATATGTTCCTATTTATGATGGTGAATATGTTGTTGATTTTGGAAAGGTGGCTCAATAATATGGAAAGTAGGGTTACTAGATATTCCAGAAAAAACAAATTAAAAAGAAAAATGCAAAAATTATTTAAGAATATTTTGAAGAATATGATCTATTTAATAGTCGGAATATTTTCTGCAATGTATTTTGGATTGAAAGCATTTAATAAATTGATTGAGAAACTATTTAATAAATTACCTAGAATAATGAAAGTAGCAATAATCTATTTATTTATTAATCATTAATGTAGGATTAGACATTTATAGCATGTTCAAAAAAAACGACAAAGAAATACAAATATCTTTGAATGATATAAAATTCTCTTCTATACCTACATATATTCCACCAGTTGAAGAAAAAGAAGAAGTATGTCCATTTGATAGTGTTTCTTGTAAAATATCATATAAAGGAAAAGAAATAGGTTTAAGCGAGGAGCAAATACTAATATCAATTGCTATTTCTAAGCATGAAACTGGAAACTATACATCTTATGCTTTTAAAGAACTTAATAATGTTGGTGGTATGATGTGCAATAGTGGTTTAAGATCATATGCTTCACTAGATGATGGAATAGAAGCTTATCTAAATAATTTAAAGTATAATTACTTTGATATAGGATTAGATACTTTAGAAAAAATTCAGCCTAAATATTGTCCAATAGGTGCTGCTAACGATCCAACAGGATTAAACAAATATTGGTTAAGTGGTACTAAAAAGAAATATAATGAATTAATAGGAAAATAGATTAATTTTTACATCTTATTTACATCTTAAAAAAATATAAAACAATATTATTAAATATCTATTTTAACCTCATTTTATTATAAAATATAAGGTAATATTATAAAATATGATTAAATAATCTATATCTTTATTTTCTCATCACCTGCTCCATTTGAATACAACTTACGAACCTATTATGGTGTCGTAAGTTTTTTAATGTCTAAAATCTAACTCACCGTTAGCTTGGAAGACATATATAAATGTTCTCTTTCTAGGAAGGAGGACATTTTTTAATGCTTAATTTTAAAACAATAGAAACATTAAAACCTAACTCAACTATTATTGATATTATTAAATGCTATGACTATAAAACAAAAAATGGTAAAGTTAAAATTCTTGAGAACACAAATTTAAAGTTTATTGAACCTACTGAATATTTAATATTATCTCCTACAGTACTTACTATTTATGAATACAAAGTTAATGAAATATCTAATAAACAATTTTATGTAAAAGAACATAATGAAAAATATACATTGCATGAAATATGTAAAGTTTTAAAGAAATTATAATTTTACACTTAACTTTTTACTTAAAAAGTGCCAAACAAGTGAGAGGATAACTTCTCTCAAATATAAAAGAAAGGAGATGATTTTGTGAGATGTGGAGTTTATGTTAGAGTTTCAACTGATGATCAAAAAGATAATGGATATTCTATTGATTCACAACTTAGAATGATTAAAGAATATTGTGAAAAGAAAAAATATGACATTATTGATGTTTATAATGATGCCGGTCATTCAGGAAAAGATTTAATGAGACCAGAAATGCAAAGATTATTAAAAGACATTAAATCAAAGAAAATTGATAAATTAGTTGCTATTAAAGTAGATAGACTTACAAGAAGTAATTATGATGGCTTTTGGCTACTTAATTATTTAGAAGAACATGATGTTAAATTAGAACTAATACTTGAACCATTTGATGTAAGTACTGCTAATGGTGAAATGATTTATGGAATGAATTTAGTATTTGGTCAAAGAGAAAGAAAAGAAATTGGAGCAAGAACAAAAAGAGCAATGGAAGAAATGGCAATGGAACATATTCACCCTAGTAAAGCACCTTATGGATATACAAGAAACAAAGAAACAGGTCATTTAGAAATTGAACCTATTGAAGCCGAAGTTGTTAAAGAAATATTTGAACTATGTAAAGAAAGACATTCAACAAGAAATATTGCTATTATTATGAAAGATAATAATGCATATCTAAAACAAGGCAAATGGAAAGCAGATAGAGTTTATAAAATATTAACTAATTCTATTTATATTGGAATATTTGAGTATGGCAAATATAAAAGAAAACCCGAAGATATACTAAAAGTTGAAAACTATTGTGAACCAATTATTGATTTAAAGACTTGGAATATTACTAGAAAGAATTTAGAGAAGAATAAACACCCTAATTATGGAGAACATATACATTTATTTACTTCTTTAATTAAATGCCCTGAATGTGGTAATATTTTATCTTCTACTATTTCTTATAAATATAGTGGAACACCAAATAAAAAAGAATACTACCATTTAACTTGTAAAAATGTTAATTGTAAAGTAAAAGGACTTCATTATAGTTCTGATAAAATCGAAAAGAAATTAGGAAGAGTTTTAAATGAACTAACTAGATATATGTATGATATGAATAATGAAATAATTGTATCAAATTCAACTAAATCAAAAGACATAAGTGATATTGATAAAGCAATAGAAAAACTAAAAATTCAAGAAAAGAAGTTAGTAGATTTATACCTATCATCAAACTTAAATGTAGATGCTATCAACCATAAAAACGAAGTTATCAAAAAAGAAATTGAGAAATTAAATAAGAAAAAGCAATTACTAGATCCTAATGATGACTTCAAAGAATATACAGTGGAACTACTTAAAAAACTTGATTACAAAAAAGAAGAAGATTATTTGTTATTTAATAAACTTGGCTTTTCCTTTATGTGGGATAGCTTAAATCGTAAAGCAAAAAGAGATATATTAAATAAACTTGTATCACAAATAGAAATTACAAGAGATAAAAACTACAACATTGAAATCAAAAATATTAAGTTTACTGATGAATTTATATCTAGAAGTTGTAAAGAATATTTAGAATACTTAAATGACATCCTAAAAAATAATAATATTGGTATTAAATATCAAGAGTTAATAACTACTGATGAACTTAATGATTATTCTAAAAACTACTATGTATTATCACTTCAAAAGTTAGAAAAGAATGAATATTCAAATGATGAAAGAAAGATATTACTTACACTTGCTTCAGAACATTTTTACTATGATGGTATTATACAATGTCCTTTATATAGTAATGAAACTATTATAGACCAAATAATGTTAATACCTAAAACTGAAATATGTTAAAGAAAGTACTTACTAATTATGAAATTGGTAAACAAAAATAATATTATTAAAAATCAGGTTAATACAATAGAACAATATAAAGTTTTAAACTACTTAAAAGATACTTTTAATTCTGATTATATTGCTGTTTATTTAGTTGATAGATATACAATTAAAGTCATAGATACGAATAATGATATTGGCTATTTTAAATACAATAGTAAAACTAAAAATATAGATTTTATAGAAAACTATAATAAAAGTAAAGAAATGGAGAGATAAAAAATGAGAAAAATTATTACAAAGGATGAAACTAAAAATCTTAACAAATTTGGATTATTAAAACTTGACTATCTGAAAAAAAATAATAAAGTTTTATATCAAAGACTAATTATTGAAGACAAACTAAATACTTTTCTTTTTTCAGTCGGTAAAGAAGCAGAAGAAAAATTAAAATTCTTAATAAATGAACTTGCTGAAAAAGATAAAGATTTAAATGAGAATTTAAAGGAAGAAAACCAATTATTGTGGGTACAAAAGATGAATAATTATAAAAATATTGCAGAAGAAATTGTTTTAAAAGAACTTATATTTAATGAAAAAGTGTGAGGACAAATAGAATAAAATTGTCTTAGCCAGCACTGCAAATGTACTCCTAACATTTGCCTAACCTATGGGACAAGTCCCAAACCCTAAAAATTATAGAAAGGATGAAAAAATGAGAAAAAGAAATATAAAAATTAATGTATTTATAAACGAAGAAGAACAAATTAGATTTAAAAATAAAGTTAAAAAATTAGGATTATCTCAATCATCATATATTAGAAAAATTATAAATGAAGATATGGATAATGTTATTCATAAAGATGAGATTAAACCTATTTTAGAACAAATAAAAGCTCTTAATCATGATTTAGTAAGAGCTAGAAATTTTATGATTATGAATAGAATTCACAATGGTGAAGAACTATTAGAAAAAGTACTTACCGAAATAAGAACCCTACAAAGTGTCCTAGATAAAGAGCAATACTAATACACAAGTACTGCTCTTTTATGTAAAAAGACTAGTTATATTTCAAACTAGTCTCATTGATAAATTATAATTTATTAATTATTACAATCTCCTTCGGTATATTCCATAGAATAATCGCCAATTAATATATTTTTATCATTTTTAGTGGTACGACATACTATCATAGTTATATCTTTATTTTTAGATTTGTAAATTTTTGTTCCTCCATCTTTCAATGTAACTGTTAACTCTAATTTATCAGTAATATTTTTTATGCCATCATCAAGGGTTTGATATGCAGTTGAAAGATAAGTTTTCAAAGTAATATCTTTATCTTGATCTTTAATATAAAACTCTCCAATATTTCCAGCTAAATAAATTGTGCGATTTTCAACAGTACAATAAGTATTAAATCTAATATCAGTATGAATTTCAGGCTTTGTTATATGAAAATCAAAATCGTTAATCTCAATATTTGTTGTTCCTACTTGTGCTGGATAACTTTCATTAATCATACCTTTATAAGTAATAGTTACCTTACCCCCAATTTTACAAGAATTAAAACCACCAACATATTCAATTCTAAATTTATCGCTAGACTTATATTCTTCTTCATTTTCATTTGGGCGAACAATCATAGTTTTTTCTTCGCACTCTGTTATAGTTCCTGCAAAGGTATGAATATCATCTGAATTATTTTGTTTTGACTTTCTACAACCAGTCATTCCTAATACCATAACCAAACACACTAAAATAGCAAATAATGTTTTTTTCATAATCAATCCTCCATTTCAACAAATTGTAATTTATATGTTTTGAAAATTTATTTTATTGAAAAATAAGCGGTTCAATAT